TGCTACCAACGTAGTATCTCACAATCGAATATATCATCAGAGACTTTCCCGATGCAGTTGGAGATATCAATAATTTTCTATTATGTCTTAAGGCGTCGTATACTCCATCTATCTGATAATCTCTGGGTTGATATTTAGATATCGAATTCATATAGTCCTTGACACCCTCAAGTGATATCATATCATTGGTCTCAAAAGGCAATCCATAGTATTCACTATCTGTGAATTCGTATGTGTATGCGTGATCTTTACAGAATTGTATGATTCGATCAAGTAGTCCTATGTATATCTCTCCCTTCTGCGTATTAAAAAGTCTTATCTTACCGTCCCAAAATTTCTTTTTATATGCTGGTGAAAACTTTGCATTTGGAATATCAAAGGTGAATTGATCAGACAACTCATAATAAATATGAGGTTCTGCGTGTACCTTTAAATACACTTCATTCTTTTTTGATATAATCAAATGTGACATTAAGCATGCTCATCTGAATTTATTTAGTTAGGTAAATCCAGACTGAAAACGATGCCATTCGATAGCATTTTTAATTTGATAAGTGCGATTTGATATGGTACGTATGATTTCCTCTAGAAACTTAAGGGTGGTATCATAGTATCTTATTTTTAAATCTATCTTATTTAATCTCTCATCGGCATCTAGGTGCCTCTGTATAGCATCTTTTTCTCTCACCTTATACGGAAATGGATCTTCTTCATAAACCTTTGGATCTGCCTTTCCTGTGTAGTAATTATATCTTTCTAATTTAACTTTTGCTCTTTGATCTCTTGCCTTCTCGCGCATCAGAGTAATGGTATTATAAATTGTATAATACTTTGAGTGTAGTTGGGGTATTTTTAGTGACTCATCATGTAGGTTATCAGGATCAATGACAGCATCACGTTGCCACATTTCCTGAATTTCATCAAGATTCATAAAGGAGTTCTTCCATCAGGTTTAACTATATTATACACTGTATACTTAAAAATTGCATCTGCTGTAAAGTAATTGACATCCGTTTCTGTAGCCTCAAATTCGAGAGAGGATAGACTGATAGGAAATAAATCAAAGAATTTTACAATCGCAGTTGTATTAAAATTACTATTCAGTATGTGTAAATTACCATCACTAAAAACTTCTTCTTTATCTCTCAATCCATCTTCATCAGTAGTTGCTTTCTTAAATTGCTCAGTTGTTTCAGGATATCCGAGTCCTGTCAACCAATTATGTATTGACATATAATTTTCTAAATTTTCATCAACCAAGAATCGAAGAGAAAATTCACCATATTGTAATTTATCGCCAGGCACATCAATATCTTTTAAATAACTTGGTTGCAACGCTGTGCCGAGTGATATCTCAGGTATACGACTAGAGTTGGAAAAAAATGTTACCTTTGGTGTTTTTGATAAAGTAAATTTAAATCCAATTGGAGATAAAAAATTACGATTTTCAATTTGGTTTTCGTATATTCTTGCCATTATTCACTTACCACCACTGCATTTTTCCACCAAGCAGGTTGATATGATATGGTTCTATTACCTAGAACTCTTGTTTCTTTTGTATTTTTTACCATATTTGCATCTGCTTCATTCTCATAAATTTTTCTTTTATCATATTCATTTGTCCAGTGATTATCTCCTGCATAATATTCACTTCCATCAGTTGGAATTGCAGACCCTAAAATACTAGTTTTCTTGATGTGATATGGCATTACTAATCCTCCACTCTTTTTCTTCTACCAAATCTTGGCAGTGCACCTTTACTTCTATTAAAAGTTATAGATGAAGATGACCGTGAAACACTACCTATTTTTTCTTTTGATGTTTCTTTTGCTTTCTTAGCAGCAGTGGCTCGAGTTTCAATAGGACTCTCATCGGAATCCACCTCTTCCATAAATTCCTTAAAGTTTTTCATATTAGTTTTTTAGTTATTTAGAAGAGTTTTCTTGATCCTTTATATTTCTTTTAATCAATTTTGCATACTTAACTTCTTCTTTT